GTCGAGTCCCCGGTGGTGGCTCGATGTAGGCTGGAAGCGGATTTTTGATCGCCTCCATATATTCTTCACGTTCGTACTGGTTCATACAGTTAACTACTGATTGTCTTATTCTAACACTCTTCGTGAGATTAACAACCCGAAAACCGAATGCGCCCAATAATGGACACCCATTGTACTGGTGTGCCATGGACAAACCCTTCGATCGCATCAATTGCATCTTTAGGTTTCGGTTCGCTTTTGTGTATCGTTTGCCCGCCCATCCAAAATTGAGTAGAGCTGGTCTTGGATCCGTCACTACGATCTTATCGTTGACGTCGAACACATTGCCACAGAACGATGCTGTGTTTGCGCTCGATGGTGTTTCCACCTTCATAATCCATCCCATCTCTTCCCAATCTTCCTTGGTTGGAGCCAACGAAGCTATCTGCCATATACTTTCGTTATCGTCACCTTCAGCCAACAAATCCATGATGACCTTTCTTATCCACGCGAAAAACTTATTAAGCATAACGGTGGTGAATCCGTTACCCAAACTAGTGTTCATTTCCCCGCTCATCCGAGTAGCGACCATATAGACCAAAACCCATTTGAAACGAAGAAGCTGCTCACCAGCTAAAAATCCTTCGATGTATTCCATAACTCTCTTTAGACCGGGAACACGTTCGGTCATGTAATCATACAAGACAAACTCGCACGACTCCATCACTTCTCTCGTGAAGTGGGCTTCATATGATGAAGCATCCATATTTAATAATTTGCCAATATCATTGACTAATCGCTCACAAATCACATCAGGACGGTCCTTAACAGGAATCTTTTTGATGAACATTGGGAGCATGAAAACTTGCTTCGAGATGGCATCAAATATAGCGCCACACAATGACTTCGCCCAGTCATCCCGAGCATTAATAGCACGGGGACCACGATAATCCAAATATGACTCAAATTTGATAAAGCTGTCAATAGCAGTACCATTCCTAACTAAAGCAGGATCTTCAAAAGGTTGTTCGTACCAACATTTGATAAGCGCGTCTTTTCTTGCGCGAGGTTGGTTTATATTTTCAACCCACATATCGAAATCGACATCGCAGGCATCCAATGGTGTTAAAAATTGTTCACGAAAACCACGAACGAAGTTTTTGAAACATGCCAATACTATTTTCGAGCTTTTTGGCGGCTCGGTCCCCGCCCTCTTTAAACATGCTATAGCAACTCCCGGGGGAGAGTTGGGACACGGTTTCGGTAAGGCGCAGTCGAAATACAAAGGTAAAGTTACATCAATAACCACTCGAGGTGGCGCCTCAATCTCATTAGTCAAACATTTTGCTATCTTGAGAGAGGGTTTAATCTTATTAACGTCTATTTTTAAGGAATATGGATCAATTTCCTCAAAGCGATACCCGTGCATCGACCGACCCACCGCGTCGGCTATTATTTTAAAGTGGCGGGGGCGCCGTCTTGGACGATAGAACGTCCATTGACAGCATTCAGCCTCACGTCATTAAGAAGACAGAAGCTCTCAGCGATTGCGCTGGCTCCAGTTTGGAGTCTTTCGATCAATCCCGATTCTATGGATTTTTGACCGTGGTTTTGCGAGATCATTGCTCGCTTAAAGTCAGCGTGCGTCTTGTCACTAAAGAGAAAATTCGCAGCATTCAAATTCATCAAGGTGTTGACACTCAATGAAATTTGTTTGAACCAAAAACCTGAATTCTCGGCGCCGAAAGTTTCCGGCCTGTGAATAGATGGCACAGCGGTATTAATTACAACCTCTGGCCACTTATAACTCCT